TCCCGTTTACATTTACCTACCATACCGCCATGCTTCATTTTATGAGCTGAATCTTTCATAACCGTGCCGTCTGGCATTTTATGGTAACCCTTTTTAACTGCACCACCTTTTTTCATCTTCTTTTTCTTAAGGTCTTCTTTAACATAATCGTTTGCAGAATTAATTTCCTTATCTTTGTACTTACCCCTTTTCATGAACTTGTCAAGAAAGTCTATTTCAATTCTACCTTCGCCCATAGTATTTTTAGTGGTTGGTACTTTCTTTTTATCTACTTTACCCCCTTTATCCATCTTCTTAATTTTCCCACCATACTTCATACAATTAGACATTATGTTCTCCTTGCCTTTTTAATTTTTTTAGTTTTACTAAATTCTTTACCTACTTTAGTAGGCACCCCAACTTTCTTAGCAAACTTAGGATTATTAGCCACGGCTTGCATAAACTTTTTTTGCTTTTTACTTTTTGGTGGCATTATTTCATCCAGTACCCAGCTATAAATGCTATAGCAGCAGCAAATCCGCTGAACATATACATAGCGACTTTCTTACCGCCACTAAGCTCAGACAGCACTTTTTCAATATTATCTATTTTGGTATCCATCTTATCAACTTTTACCATAATGTGATCTATATCACGTTTCATATGATCTATCTCCGCTGAATGAACTGCTACAGCTTCTTGCACTTTTTCCATTTTAACATTTCCACCTTCTACGCGCTTGACGTAATCTTGAGTTAGGATCTTTAGCCGCTTTTGGGAAGTCTTTCATTTGTCCTGCAGAACGTGCACAAAATGACTTACGCCGTTTTGCATCTTTAGAACCAGGTTTGACTTTTCCTGTGACAGCCGTTTTTAATTTAGAACCGGGATTAGCTTTGCGATAGGCTTTAACGCCTTTCTTTGTCATACCTGCACCCTGCTTAGTCGGGCGAAAGTTACCCGACTTTACAGAAGTTTTAATCCCCATTCCTTTTTTCTTCGCTACCATTAGACACAGTCTCCGAATGCTTCAAACCTTCTTTGATTTTCATCTTTTCCAGATACTTTATCCTCGCCTTGTACTTCCTCTGGCTGTTTAGGATGTGGAGTTTCTGGTTCAGGTTCTTTGCCCATTTAAACATTTTATCCGTAGAATATCGTGACTGCGTCCGCATTAGTTAATGCACAATAGACATCAGTATCAAACAATATTCCTTCACCTGGAATAAATACATCATTACTGCTTACTACAGCTGGAGTATTTATAGTTAACTTAGTTGCGCCGCCAGAACCACCATCTTTTAAAACAATAGTGCCTCCAGTGCCAGTTGAACGATAATGAAGACTTTTAACTCGAGCTCGATGATTAATTGGAGTGCCTGTGCCTGCCGTTTGCGTTGCCGCTTTTACATCGGTCTGTTGCATATTATTCTCCTATTAACCCGCTGAAACGTTTAATACGCCTGCGTTATTCCATAATTGTCCAGCGTTAGTTGGGTCTGATGTTGGTAGACTAGATACAACTACTGTTGTGCCATTAATAGTAACTGCGCCGGTAGTTGTGAGTGTTGTTCCTGAAAAGCCGTTGTCTGATACAACTGGGCCTGAAAAGGTTGTTGTTGCCATTTGAATTTCTCCATACAAAGTTATACGCTTATCCGTCGTGTATGCGTCTGCTGGGGCAGTCTGATAAGCTGGATGTTCCCAGATAATTAAAATGATACACGGTTTGCATAGATTACACAACAAAAAAGGGGCCGCAGCCCCTTAATTTAATACAATAATAATTACTTGTTCATTACGTACATTGTTACTTCGAAACCGAAACGCATTTCAGTAGCTGCTGGTTTTGTCCACATGGTGTATCTCCTTATAAGTTATATTTCAGCATTGCTGATAAGTGAATAATACCAAAGAGAAATACATAAGTATCTAATGAAATGTATGAGTTTTAGGTAAAGAAAAACCCAGCCGAGAGGGAGCTGGGTTTTTCAGGAGGAGTGCGCTTACAAATTAAGCAGCACCTTGAGAGCCCCACATGCCGAGGGGATCTGACCAACCAAATGAATAACGCTCACGAGCTTTGTAACGTACGTTACCTGTATCGAAGTCGCCGTCCATTGATGTAGTTAATGGAGTACGAACAAAATGTTTCATACCATTAGGTACATCGGTTGTTAAGAAGTATCCATCTGTATCAGTCAAGAAATGATTGATAGCATAGCCTTCTGGAATCGCACCATTTGACTTGATCGCGTTGATGTCGTTATCAGCAGTACCGACACGTTGTTCAGTATCTAATAAACGAGTTGCAACGAATTGCAAGTTTGGTGGGATTACTAATTTACGTGGTTTAGCAGCAATTAATAAACCTCTTTCATCTGTCCATCCTGCGATTTGAATCACAGCATTTTCTAATGAAGTTTCGTTTAAGTCGGCAGCAACTGCCTGTGTATTACTGTTAGTACCACCATTTACTAGAGGGTGATCTGTAGCAAATAAAGCTTTGCCATCACCACCTGCATAACTACCACTAAAACCGTTGTTAAGAACGTTAGCAGCTTTCACTTGTTTAGTGTTAGCCATTGAACGTGCTAATGCTTTAGTGTAACGAGCAGATAAAGTGTCGTAGAGGTTATCTTCAACAGCTTCTTCTGTTAGTGAGAAACCTAAAGCAATGGTTTCGTGGTTGTATCTAGCTGTCCAAGCTTCTTGTGCATTGTCATAAGCGATGGCAGAACCTTCGCCTTTAACAGGTGCATTACCGAAACCGGATAGTTTTGTTTCTTCTTCAAAGCTACGTTCTGATGTTTCAGATTCGTAGATTTCTTTGTGCTCTTCGCCATAACGCTGATATTCCATTCCGAATAAAGCATTAAGGCCAGGAAGCAACTCTTTTAATAACTGAGCTCTTGAAATTGCCATGATTTATTCTCCTTAAATACCAGTAGAGTTGTTATATGAATGTTGAGTACCGTTAAATTTTACTAATACTTCAGTGTAAGCATCGCCTACCTGATTATCAGGATCATCTACGAAATCAACAATACGGAATGCAGCTGCAGTTTGAACCACTGTAGCATCTAATGCAACGTTAGAATTACCGTTTACAGTAGAACCAGTCGAAGTAGACTGTACATTTGCCAAAGGTGCGTTTGCGCCTAGGCCTGCTTGAGCGATAGTACCATCAGCTTGTGCTTTAAACACAACATCTGGATCATCGATCACATAAGCTACAGCGTCAGAAGCTACTGTACCTGATGGCCAATATTGAGCAAACAATTTTTGTTTTGTATTTGGGTCTGTGTATGAGCATCCAACGAATATGCCGACTGTACCTGCCGGGAACGGTGAAGCTGCTGAACCAATAGTGGTCACCAACTCAACTGTACCTGCTGCTACAATAGAAACGACATTTCCGTTGAAGATATTAGTTCCATAACCAGACGCAATTGATAATAGGCGTGTAGAACCCGCATATGGGGTACCACCTATATGATTTACGGCTCTTAGTCCGTAAGGTGCGGCTGTTGTTGCCATGATGTTATCTCCTAATTAAAGAATTATTTGTTACCTTTTCCAAAAGAAGCAGTTGATTTTTTATCTGAAAACAAAGGCATACGAGGGTCATTTTGTCTCATCAAGTTGTTATCCACAGCTTGTTCTTGAGCTTTCGCCTTATCCCTATAGTATTCATTTCTTTGGTCAACCATTTCTTGTGGCATTTTACAAAGTAGTAAACCCCCTATTTCGATCGAGTCTCCGAACGATGAGTTTGGATTTACTGGTAAATTTACTTCTGGGTGATCTGAATGTTTCACAGGTTCCCAGCCTTCACGCATCCGCGAGGACACATTTAGATTGTCCGCTTCGTTAGCTAATGACACCCTAACCCATCGATACGCCCATCCAGGTTCTTGTTTGATTTCTGGTAGGAGTGATGGTGGTTTCCATTCTCTAGTTTCTTTTCTAGCTTCTATATCTCTATCTTTGCGGTTATCCATTTGCGTTCTCCGTTTTAATTAATTCGCGTGCATATTGTTCCGGGGTTAACTTAAACTTTTTAGCTAAAGCCAACTGTGTCTTTGTAAGACGTACTTTTTTAGGCGCGGTACTACGCGTAGCCGGAGCAACGACAGTTGAGGGTTTGCGTTGAGGTTTTTCTTCCTCAATCGATTCAGTATCATCCCCAAAATATTCTGGGAAGCGTTTCTGCATCGTAGTGTCAATACGACGGTAATAATCATCAGATGTAGGATCTATGCCTTGTCTAACAAGTTTTTCGTGCACGCCCAAAGCTAAACTTGTCATTTCCTCATCCGTTCCAAACCAATCATTTTTTTCTTGCCAAGCTTGTGCTTTCGTATCTGGCTTTGGAAAATTGGGCTGTATTTGTCTTTGAGCTAACTCTACATTATTTTCCTCTTCTTGTAAAGTATATTGTGGTTTTAAGTTTGATGCTTGAGATAGCTTAAATTGAGCGTCGTTCATTTTTGATTGAGCTTCAATAATTTTATCTGTTTCCCCAGAATCGTAAGCTTCACGATATTCTTTTTTGGCAACCGATAAATCGCTTTCATATTTTTCTTTTAGTGTTTTAAGATAATCTTCTTCTCCCGTGGAAAGCGTTTTTTTAAGCTTCTTGTTTTCCTCAATAATACCTTGAGCAATTCTTAAAGCTTCTGAACGTTCTCTATCGATAGATTCTTTAGCACGTCTTTCATCGTGCCACGCTTTTTTAAGTTGAGCCATACGTTCTTTAACTCTTGCTGAATAATCTTCAAGAGTATCTTTGTCCAACTCATCTTTGATTTCTTCTGGTAAAGGCTCTCGATTTCGGTCTTCAGGAGGAGTATCGTCCTCAATTTCAATATCAAGATCTAGTTCTTCTTGTTTAGGCTTGGTTTCTTTCTTAGGTTTTTCTTCAATTTCAACCTCACCTTTTTCTGTTTCGTTTTCTTGGAGCTCTACCTCTTGACTTTCGTCCTCGTCCTTGAGCTCATTAGGCACTTCATTAATAATCTCTGCCATGCTTTTCTCCTTATGCGCGTTCGTAGCCACGTGGGTCATCGACCACTGCTTCTACGGTATCGTCGTTAATAATGCGAAACTCTTTACCATGAATTTTGATTCGAGTTCCAGAA